CCCCTATCTAATAATAATAAAATGATTAAGCTTTTGTTTATTGTCATTTTCCTGTCCTTGTCCGAGTGCATGTCCCAGCTCTACCTCCAGGACGGGGATCTTGCATCGCCCGCGATGCCTCACATGTTCCAGCTCTGTTCAGACACCTCGGTTAGGTTCCCTCTCTGTGACGGGAGCATGACGTCGATCATGTCTTCCTTCCTCCCAGGTGATTTTTCCTTCTCCTTCAAGAAGGATGGAGGTCTGCTCAGGACCTCCGGGACTGGCACCTACATGTCCCGGACCCCGTACGTGTCCTTGTCCGACTCCAGGGACTTTGTTGTGTACTCGGGCCCGAACGGGATCTGCAGAATGAACAGGATCAACTTCGACTTCCGCCTCCATTACCCGTTATTGGCCAGTTACTGGTGCCATGCAGTGTACGACCCCTTGTCCCTGGGCAGGACCTTGTATCTGACACTGTCCCCGTTTAAGTATAAGGTCCCGCAAGGGACATCTGAACTGTTTACGATCTTGCATCCGGGCACGCAGAACGGGCCCCTCCCGACCTCCCAATGTGAGTATGTTCAGAATTATAAGTCGTCCTACTTCTTGCAAGATTCAACTTTCTTCTTCTTGAGGGAGGGCATGGTTTATGTCAGGACATCGATATTTGACACTGGCGGGACCACGAGCGGGTGCCTCCACTGCAGATGCATCCTGGGCCAGATAGATGACTCGACATGTGGCGAGTGCGAGGGAGGGTTCCATTACTCGGACAGGCCGTTGTTCATGATCACGGACACTTGGATGTCTGGGGGCCACATAAATGTCCACGTCACTGTTTCGACCTCTTCCATGTCTGTGAGTTTCTGGGATGGCATCACAGGGCCCTTGCTCGGGACATTCTCCACCTCAGTGTACTCGCCCTCGACATTGGCCATAGTCGCTGACCTTAGAGGGTACACGTACGTGCACTCTTCCTTCTGGATGATCGAGATGGGGGAGAGGGAATATGCACTGTCCTCCGTGCAGTCCAGGGCTATCGACCCTGAAATCTCATCGGTTCTTGTCCCTTTCTGGGACATGGGATGGCACTTGAAGGCGATAATGAAGGCGTGCAACAACTCGCAGTTGGAATATAACGTGTACCACTGTAGGTCCACGACCTTGACCCATTCCATGCCCCTGCCCTTGGCCTCGGCAGCGTCCATGAGGTCGATCGTGAAATCGAACTACTTTCATACAGTGGTCTGCGAGATGTATGCGTGCACCTTCCCGAACGGGACCGTGCTCTTGTCCGCGACACTGAGGAGGACCTCGAGGATTTCCTCGCCCCCCCAACCGTACTTGGTCTACCGAGAGGAAGAGGCCATGACCCTGGTCGATGACGCTGTAGTGCACCTGTCATTCCCAACGGAACTTAGCCTGAACTATTACATGGCCAATAATTCGTGCACCTTCTGGGGCATTGCACGGGAAATGTCCTGCATCTGGCAGGATTTCACGTTCGATGTCGTGGAGATGTCATGTGGCATGATCTTGGTCCAGGATATGGGCATTTACCAGAAATTTGATTTTTCAGGGGCAGACGCGGAGTACTTGGGCAACTGCTCTGCCATGTATGTGTCCGATGGCACGGAATTTGCCGTGATCAGGGACCAGGACTATGTAGGGTGCATGATCTCGTACAGGATCTTTTCCAAGGACGGGGACAGCCTCTTGTGTGACTTCGGTCACATGTCCTTGGCAGATCCCCTGGACAGGTCCACGGCACTGCACATTTACTCGTCCTGTACCGTGTCCATTTTCGTACAATGTTACGTTGAAGGAGCCACGTTTTTCCTATATGTCTCGAACGCCCTCATCCCCCTATCCTCTTCCCCGGACCTCTGCATGAACAACTTCATGAGCAGTGACAACATAAATGGCGAGACCTTGTGCCTCTCCTCGGGACTGGACAGGCTCCATTACTCTATCAGGTCCGAGGTCATCTCCTTTCAATTGGGCACGGACTTATGCCTGGTCCTGCTCCCGTACAATGCTACCTCCGAGATCCCGTCTGAGAACTTCTTCCCTATAAATATTGACTTCTACATCGAGGGCTCGGCCATGATCAACACATGTGTCTTGAAATATTTCAAGGTCGTGGAGTACCCCGATGTCCTGTACTCGCACGACTTCGAGCTGTGGTCCCCTTACTTCCACTCTGTCAAGAACCATTCATGCTACAACACATCTGCCATGGTCACGACAATGATCAATGACGTGAGGGTGAGACCCACCGTGAACTATGACTGTGTCACGGACATTCAATATGTCGACAACTCGAGCGGGGTCTTGGTTATGGCAGGGCCCCGTGACTTTGGCCTGACCCTGAACGTCTCCCAGACCATGACCTTGGTTATGACCCAGTCTTCTGGTCTTGTTTCGGTCATGAGAGACACTGGCGCCCTCTCCATTGACATGCTCACGGTCAGGAACATGAAATACGTCTCGGACAAGTCCGTGTCTGCCTTCGTAACCAACCTGTCCTCCACCTGCATCTTCTCGTCCAATCCGCAGTACATGTCCCCGTTCTATTGGACTGTCAATAGCTCGCAAAGGTGCACGCTCTGGGGCTTGACCAAAACATATTTCAACATCTCGGTCTTTTCCAATTCCTCCTACAGGTTCGTTTATGAGACAGATCTCTGCTTCCTGGACACGTGCGGGATCATGGGATCCTTCTCGGTCATTGTCAGGACCGAGTACTACGGCACGACCGCGCCAAGCCTCACTGTCGACACCACTAGACTGCTCGTGTACTTGATCTTTGTCGTGTTCATTATCCCTATCTTGTTCGGGATCTGTGTCCTGTACTTTTTTTGTAAACGTGCCAGGAAGGCGATAAAGTTTCTTGAAAAGCACGAGGCCATTGCATCTCACTATGCAAGGAATCAGGTTGTGAGATGGGCTTCCTCCCAGGACATTTCCTCGGGCTCGTCCTAGTCCTTGTCCAGGACAAAGGACCATGCAGAGCTCATGATAAACTAAAAGTACGCGTATTTTTAGGTTATCACTGCACCTTTCAAGGGGAAAGTCTTGGGCACCTTCGCGCCTCAAAGCAGGTCATCGTCATCCTGCTCTTCAAACTCAAGTCCCGCTGCCCTGAGAATTTCCTCTGCCGAGACATCTGTCCTGCCCTCGAAAGGTGCTTCTATCCCGAAAGACGCCAGGACCTCGGACATATCGCCCTTCGAGGTCGAGAGCAAGATCAAGTTCTGCTCCGGGTTCGGTGCATTGATGCCGATCGAGTTCAGGTGCGCAGCCATGCTCCACATCTCTTTCGAGAGCAGTCCCCTTGTCCCACCTTCTCCCATTTTCTCGTGCCGGAACTCTGACAGCCTCTCGACCGGCTCAAGGTCCTCCCACCCGGACGTTGACATGAAAATCTTCCCGTGTCCTCTTATTGTCGAGACCGTGGTCGCGACCACGTTCCTGGACAGAGTAGACACCAGACCCACCATGAAGCCCATGTTCATGACCGAGCACATGACACCTGAATTTCCCATGAACGTGGCCATTTCCCGTACCTCTCTCACGGAAAGTGACGAGAGCCGGTTCACCAACACGAGGTCTGATATGGACCTTTGCTGGTCCATGGTCTCTATCACCTCCGCGAGCGAGACCTTGGAGCCGGCAAGTGTCTTGGCCGTAGACTCGTCCAAGTCCCCCCACCGGCCCTTGTGCGAGTGCACGGCCTCGACCTCGACCTCTGGAGATGCATCTGACGAAGCATCGCCAAATTCCCCTTCCACTGCATCACTCGTTTGAGGGTACTCTGCCTCTTCCCTACCCCTTTTCAACCTCCCTGCAGGAGTACCCCCTCTTGAAATGGACGCGACAAGATAGGAAGACAATCTCAAGCACGATGACTCGTCCGAAGTCTCTCTCAGTTTCACGCCCAGGGCCCCGCCCGTGACCAAGGCATTGTCAGGCCTCAGGCCAGGTATCGGTTTTCTGATCATGTCTGCTACCACGAACACGTCCACGCCCCTTGACACCACAGCCAAGTCGGGCTCGCTCGGGGTCGACATGTCTGCCCCTTCAAAGATCGAGTCCGTGAACTTGAGCTCCAACGATGAATAGGGGAAGCACCCGATTCTTGGAATTCCACTCCTCGGGAGAGAGAGCGTCATCATGCAAGCGGTCCCGTACATGCACGTCCTCATGGTTGTAAGCGAGGTCAGTTCCACTCTCTTGATCGTGTCATTGTTCTTGAAGGGTGCCTCGTCATCAGGCCTCAGCGCCTTCAGAAGAGGAACCATCTCCAAGTCTATGATCGTGGTGTCTTCTATGGCCCTGTTTCCGGCCAATACCTTTGGGAAGGAAAAGACCGTGTGCAGGTACTCGGCCTTGTCATTCCTCCTGGTCTCGTCCATGGACACGTGTGTGGAATAGAAAAAAGACTTGGCCTCTCCCCTGGCAGAGGTCTCGAACCTAAAAGGGCCCCTGACGCAGTACCTTTCCTCGTTCGTGCCCAACCACCCGAGTCTGGTCGAGGCCCTGAGCAATTTCTCCCACGACTCAAGGGACAGCTTCACGGACGAATTCGAGGCCGCTGCCAAGGCCGCTGCCTGCTTCGTGCCCGCGAGCGGTCCCAACTTCAAGATCAATGGCCTGGGAAGCTTCTCGCCCACGTCATAATCCGACATCTGGTTCACTTCTAATTTCTTTGAACCGATCTTGGGCAGGGACATGGACGAGGCCCTGGTCATGCACCTTGACAGGGACTCGGTGATCCTCAATGAAAGAACAGCTTCGATGACACCGGAGCTTGTAGACCCCATTGTCGACATAGAAGACAGTGCATAGTACGAGGACCTGATCGGGAGATATGGCAAGGCCGCGGTCGTGCCCCTGGAATATGAGTGTCTCACCCAATTTTCCCTGGCCCCTTCCTCGTCTATGGAAGAAGAGTCTGTGTTGCCAATGACATAGAACGCTCCCGGGAAGCTGCTCACGATCCTGTTCAGCATTGCGTTCGCGGCAGAGACCGCGTCCAACATCTCCATATTGCCTTTGGGGGGGAATCCGATCATCAACCTTTTCAGATCCTGCGGCAAGGACGAGAAGAAGACCGGGGACAAGCACTCGGACAAACACCCGGCAAATACGAAGTTCCGGTCTATCTGCGACTTGGATGCAGGTGCCATGTTCAGGAGCCTGTACATGGACTTTTTCTTGATCTTGGCCTCCTTCACGCTCTCGCTGTATATCGGGGACTCGACATCCTTCCTGATCTGTGCCGGCATCACGGACCTGGTGTAGTCGAGGGCATATCTAGCCTCATTCTTCAGGCACTCGTAGATGGGCTCCATCCATGTCCCCCTCACCTCCACGTCCTTGTCCATGGCAGAGAGCCTCTTTTCGAACTCGACAAGAGCACTTTCCATGAGCCTGCCATTGGACATGGTCGAGAATAAGTCAGAGGGCGAGACCCACCCCTTTGCCACAACAGATCCCAAGACCGATTCCGGGGTCACGTACAGGCACCTCCTCCTTCTCGAGTGCCCCAGGTCTGCCAACTGCAATAGCGGCGAGGAGTCGGCGTCTCCGACAAGGATCGGGCTCTTGAGATTGCCTAAAACCATGTTCACCAACGTGCCCAGGGACGTTGGCTCTGACGCGTTCACCATCCTTGCCCTACACTTTATGAAGTTAGGGCCCATCTCCGTGGCAAGACGCAAGGTGCCCTTCCGTCTTCTGAGAGATCCCTTAATCCCGTTCAGGGTCGACCACGTGAGCGTGGCTACGTGAGTGGTCGAGGGTCCTAGAAGTGAAGATGACGTGACCCAGTTACCGTCCACGACCCCCAACAAGGCAGAGTCCGGGTCCGAGGCCATGCCAATCGACTCCTTCTCGGGCATCCTCAGGGAATGCATCGCGACCATCTGCGCGTACTTGTCCTCGAGAGAACCATCGATCACGGAATTTATCGCTGTCGCGGTCCTGGTCCCCATGGGGGACATGATCGAAGACGCAGGATCTATCGATGGAATGCCCATGATTTCAGGGGGGAAGAAGATCACGCACCTTCTCCTGGCCATATCCTCTGGCATTCCCATTGCCATGTTCTCGACGAAAGTACTGGCAGAGGACATGTACAGGGGCCAGGCCCTGTGCGCGTCAATGCACATAACCATGTTCGCGGCCGCGACCAACGACCCGTCCAAGAATGAGGCCCCTTCCTTGACCGCGTCATTACCCTTGGACACGCTGTGGAGCAAGTCCTCGCTCAGGTTCCCGCTAGTGTGCAGTGCCGTGGCCGCGTTCATGAACTTCCAAAAAGCCGGAACCACCTCAGGGCCCTGGTAATATATCGTGTTCATTTCAGGCTTGTGGGACGTCATTACGAACTTGCCCTCGTTCTCGATCAGCCCCGCGAACGCTGCCATGAGCGCGAAGATCCTCCTCGCCGATGCAATGAGCAGTGACCTGGACTCGGTCTTGATTGTCATCGTACACATGGAATCGTCTGATGTCACTATCGCGTCCAATGACCACCCCAAGACCCTGGCCACGACCTTCTTCAAGTACCTGAGCACGGCAGCATGCGCTATCGAGGACGAGACCCCCATGATGCCCTGTCCAGGCATCCCCTCTTTGATCTCTGCCCAGGACGTCAACGCGGGGCCGTACTTGCCCGTGCCATGATACTGCCTCGATATCTCTGCAAGGACCCTTCCCGTGGTCGTGCTCTCATTGAAGGGTACCCACCCGGGCATGGTTCCTGGCACGTACTTAGGCTTGGAGCTGTTCCTTGCCGACACATCGAGCGGCCTTAGTGCCTCTTTCAGAAGTCCGTGCGGGTACCTGCTCTTCTTCCCTTGCGATGTCACGATCGCGTCCTCATACAATGTATATGTCGAGAGGTCTGGGCTGAGCGCTGCCGCCATCGCGAGCAGGGACCCGGACCTCTTGTTGGGCCCGAAACTGCTCTTATCCTGGTTCATGTAAACGAGCTCGACCCCGTCCGAGATGTTCTTCTTGTACTGGGAACCCTTCACAGTCCTGTCGATGTCCCCTATCTTGTAGTTGGACGTTATTATGTCCTCGGGGATTGCCGCACTCAGTCTCATGGACATTTTCTCTCCCAACAAACACACCAGGCCGTACCCCACGTTCAGGGTCGAGATCTCTCTTGCCTTCCCGGGCTGGTTCTTGTCACTGAGCTGAATCAAGGGCTCTGCAGGGAGTCTGCCCGCAGCCCTTGCCAGGACAAGAGAATATTGATCGACATAAAGCATAGGGTTTGTCTCTGCAGCCATTGCGAGCGCGGACGGCCAATTGGTCTTGTCCCCTGTGCCTATAACCCTCGCGACAACGTTTATCATCGCGGAGGCTTTCCTGTACGATCTCACGGACTTCATCGGTTCAAATTTCTCTTCATCTATCGAGCCCCTCATGGTGAAGAACTCAGTGAGGTCTTTCCCTATCAATTCCGACGCAGACCCCAGTGTCCCGACCTCGAGCCTGACATCGAGGTAGCACATGAGCTCGAACCAATTACAACCCTGAAAGGCCATCGTCTTCTCGTCCTTGACCCTCCTGTCGCCAATCTTCCTGACAAGGGACGTGACGTCGATGTCACCATGGAGAATGCAGAAGGTCAAGTCCTCTATCTTGTCAGCGGGACCTCCACGGGTATTTCTCATGCTCGAGAGCAACTCCATGGACTCGGTGGAGAACCCTTCAAGGAGCTCGGGCTCCTTCATCCTCGCATCAGTGTACGCGTCCATCTGCTTCCACACGGACAAGACATCGAGCGCCTCATACGCAGTCCTCCACTGCTTCTCACTGTTGTATTGCAAGTACGCGAAGTAGGCAGATGTGTTTATCGCGGGATCTGCCGAGGCCCTGAGGAGGTGCGGCATCAGGGTGAAGGTCTCGGTATTGGCCGCTCTTAGCACCTCTTTCTTGGACGTTAACTTGAGGATAACACCTCCCACGTAAACGGCCAGCATCTTGAGCGTGGGCACGCTCTCGGAAAGGGTCCTGAGCCTAACCCCCTTCAGTTTCGTGATCGTGGCCAGGTAATCGGTCTCTAACCCGCCAAGGCTCTGGTGCAAGTATCTTTGCGCCTGCATGACTATGGTCGCCTGCTGTCTATTGGACATGAAGCCGGTGTAGTTCGCGACAATCTCCCTTTTCATGAACTCCACCCCGTCCGACTCCGCTATCCTGTCCCACCCCCTCCACCCGGCCACGCCCATGCTCAAGCTAGGCCTGGTGTACACGTGCGAGGCCCCTTTCACGGCCACCTTCCCGGGCTTCTCTATCATCCACTCTACGTGCGAGAGATCCCACGTGTCCAGGTACGAGGCAGAGACGTGTATTTGATTTGGGTGATCGTTCACTGGCCCGTCAAGTAACACCATCTCGGCCGTGGTCCATTTGTTGTCCTCAAAATAGTACATTGGGGTGTGGTCGAACTCTGCCGTCTGCCTGATGTCGCTCATGGACAGCGTCTTCACCGCGCACGACCTGAAGTGCTCTGCAGGGGAGTTGATGAAGGCAATGGCCATGATCGCGTGTGTGCTCGAGTTAAGGAGCGTGACCGTGTTCGGCTGCAGGTGCGAGTGCAAGGTGGAGGCCAGGGCCCTGGCAATGGTCGACTCCGCGTCAATGAGGTCGGTATATCTATTTTCCACCATCTCCCTCGAGCTCGAGAACCCGGACGCGACCTGTGGAGGGGACCTTGAAGAGAAAATGAGGTCCATCTTGCCAATGAACGTGCCCGCGGCCTTCTTATTGTAGTTGAGCTCTCCCTTGTCCATGACCAGGTCATCTATCATGGCCTCGTACCTGGACATGAGCTCCTTCGCGGTTGCGTGCGATATCTCGTCCGAGACATGTTTCTTCGCCTTGGGCGGGTTCGTGTCATTTCTCCTTACAAACCTCAAGAACGAGGGGTCCTTATAGAACTCGGTATTGACCAAAATCTGGACAAAGGGCGCGTCTTCGAGCGCGGAAGTCCTCAATATGGTAGCCCCTTTCGGGATGTTTGCCGGGTTCATTTCATAGTCCTTCCTCTCCATCGGGAGCAGTTCCACAGTCTTGCCATTGTGCACCATAACGGTCATTTTCTTTGTCCTGCAGGGCCTCTTGATGTATCCCACGACATTGTGGGCGAAATATGTGGAGCCAGACTGCGCGTGAGAGAAATCGACGTGGTCAGACATCATGATCGCCCTCATGCTTCCGTTCACGAGTATGGCCACTCCATCTCTGTATCTCTTTATCATGTCCCCTTCTGCCTGCAAGCAATCCTGCACTGCCTTGAAAATGAAATCATACTTTGCCAGCTCACTGGACTGGCTCGAGATCTTGTTCGACATGTTCATCGCAATCGGGGGCGCCCTATGGATGTCGCACCGGTCATCAGCATGTTCAATGCCCTTTCTCCAGGACGATGCCAGCTGCTCGGCCACCTTCATGTCCATGGATCTGGCCTTGGCCTCTATTAGGCCCAAGATCGCGAAAATGTTCTTGTCATGGGCTTCGACCATAGGCAAGAGCATTTCCAGACATTCTGACTCTTCCAGTATGTCGGAGGCGACCATGGCATTTATCACCTCCCTGATCTCGTTCTCGACCGGTCTCGGGGAAGAGGACATGTCCACTAACTTGAGCATGTACTCCTCCACGACCGGGTCCAGCTTTTCGTGCAATGCATTGCACAGACCACTGACAGAGTTCGCGGGCGAGCTTGTTATCATCTCTGCGACAAACCTCATGTTCTCGTCCCGTTCAGTGAGCAGGTTTCTTGGAATGCCAAGGCTAGGGGAAGGGATCCTTCCGTCCTTCCTCCAAAAGCCCGTGTCAAACCGAATGAGCATGCACACGACCGTGACATCGAGGGAGGAAAATTTGGTGTACGCCTCCGACTCCAGGTGCTTGATCTTGTCATATGCCGACTCCATTCTAGAGGACGTGACGTCTATCAAGAACAGGGTCATGTTCATGGTTCCGGCATTGGGCGGGGACAAGACCGTGATGTCGGAAGGGGTCGGCATCTGAACATCGTACTTGGAGTCTACATCACAAATGACCCCGCCCAGTGCATACGAGAATGAAGGTGCCACGGAGGTCATCGTGACATAGTGGTCGAACTTCTTCACGAAGTCCTCCGAAGTGTCGATCTGGGTCTTGATCGCGCAGTCTGACGACATCCCGGTCTTGGTCCTGACATCGAGAAAGAACATGTTGTCGTTCCGGTTCTCTTCCTTTGCCAAGGTGAATTCATTGCACAGGGACCTGCACACATCAGAATGCATGTTCGCGTACACAGTCATGTCATTGCACATGTTCAATTGAGGCATCGAGACCGAGCCCTGTTTCTCTTCCTTCGACATGTCCAATGGACGGCCAATCCTCATGGCCAAGAGCCTTTGACTGGGTGCGACCAAGTCCACGATTTTTTGCGATACCTCGTCATGGAACCCGGCCATGAGCCCTTCATCGTCATATATCGATTCACCAGTCGAGGAACAGGAGTCGGTCAGGACCAGGACGTTTGGGTGGGACGTGCTCTTTTTTAGGTCGGTTTTCAAGCCCATCCACTCTGTCAATGCCACCTTCGGAGGCGGGAACTTGATCATTTCGTAGAACTTGTTCGTTTTCTTATTATTGTTACGG